TAATCTACTCTATCACTCACCATTGGATACAAGTAAGACTATATCTACTGGTGATATATTTAAGATAACTGCTACGAATCTAACCGTAACTTTGGCGTAAGGGGTAAATTATGTCTACTATTGTTACGCGAACTGGCAAAGGTTCTGCCCTTAGTTATGTTGAAGTTGATGCTAACTTTACTAACCTTAATTCAGACAAGATTCAATCAGGTGGTAGTGCTTCAATTATCACATTAACAAGTGCATCTATTGGTGCTTTAACTGTAACAAGTTCAGCAGTTACAAGTTCGTCTATTAGTGTTTTAACTGCTACTAGTGCATCTATTAGTGCTCTTACAGCTACTAGTTCTACATTGACTAATCCAACAGTCAATAACTATACCGAAGGCGTAGTGTCTATTGGTACAGTTACTACGTCAAATACATTATCTTTGACTAACGGCACAGTCCAGACAGCTACGTTAACTGCTTCTACTGCTTGTACGTTCACTATGCCTACTGCGACTGCTGGTAAGTCATTTATCCTATTGTTAAAGCAAGCTGCAACGACTGGTAATGGTACTGCTACGTTTACTGGTGTGAAGTTTGGTACTGCTGGTGCTCCGACAATTACGGCTGCTGCTGGCAAGATGGACATTCTTACTTTTGTTGCTGACGGTACTAACTGGTACGGCTCTATCGCTCAAGGTTACACACCATAAGGGTTTAATAATGTTTGCTTATTCAAAGATTATGCAAGCGTTGGCTGCTGGCGGTGGTCCTGTGACCGTTGTACAGCGTTTCCTTGCGTCTGGTACATGGACTTGTCCTACTGGTGTAACTACCGTTGATTACTTGGTCGTTGCAGGTGGCGGTGGTGGTTCAGCCGATATTGCGGGTGGAGGTGGTGCTGGCGGTTTTCGTACTGGAACAGGACTAAGTGTTACGGCGGGTACTGATTACACCATAACTGTAGGTGCTGGAGGTAATGGGGCATCTAGTAGTGGTGCTGTTGGAACTAATGGGTCTAACTCAGTTTTTTCATCCATTACTTCTAATGGCGGTGGATACGCAGGAAATTATCTAACTGTTCCTTCATCTGGTGGTTCTGGAGGGGGTTCAGGTTCATTAGCTCCTAAAACTGGTGGAGCAGGAAACACTCCTTCAACTTCACCAAGTCAAGGTAGTAATGGTGGTGATAGTGATGGCTCTGCTGCTGGCGGTGGAGGAGGAGCTTCAGCCGTTGGTGCTACTGGAACTAGTAATAATGGTGGTAATGGTGGGGCTGGAACAGCTTCTACTATTTCCGGTTCATCAGTAACCTACGCTGGTGGTGGCGGTGGTGGTGGTGATAGTCGTTATGGTGGAACTGGTGGAACTGGTGCTGCTGGCGGTGGAAATGGTGGCGGTACTGTTGCTGACGGAACTGCTGCAACTGCAAATACTGGTAGTGGTGGAGGTGGTGGCAGACAGTCAGGCGGTCTTGGTGGTGCTGGAGGCTCTGGCATAGTCATTCTTTCTTATTCCGTAGCATCACAAACAGTCTTTACATTTAAATCATCTACTGCATGGGTATGCCCTACAGGTGTGACTAGCGTTGATTATTTAGTCGTGGCTGGTGGTGGTGGCGGTGGTTGCAATATCGGTGGTGGCGGTGGGGCTGGTGGATATAGAACAGGCACATCGTTATCTGTAACTGCTGGAACTGAATATACGGTTACTGTAGGTGCTGGTGCGGCTGGCGGTACAGGTACAACTGGTGCATCTGGTTCAAATTCTGTTTTCTCCTCTATAACTTCTACTGGTGGCGGTGGTGCTGGTGGTGGTGGAGGTTCTAACGGTTCTTCTGGTGGCTCAGGTGGCGGCGGCGGTGGTAATAGTGCTGGTGGTACAGGTGGCGCAGGAACATCCGGTCAAGGTAGTGCTGGCGGTTCGGGTGGCTCTGGTTCTGGCGCACCAAACAATAATGGCGGTGGTGGTGGAGGTGGAGCAAGTGCAGTCGGCGCAAACGGAACACTTACAACGGCAGGAAATGGTGGTGCTGGTTCAGCATCTTCAATAAGCGGATCAAGTGTTACTTATGCTGGCGGCGGTGCAGGTGGTGGTCAAAACAATGACGGAATTACTGGTGGCGGCGTAGGTGGTTCTGGTGGTGGTGGAAATGGTGCTTTTGTAAATGGTCCGAATGCAGGAACAAATGGAACAGCAAACACAGGTGGCGGTGGTGGTGGAAGTTCTGGCGGTGCTGTTTCTGGTCCAATATCATCTGGCGGTTCAGGCATCGTCATTATTAAAATCAACCAATAAGGTTTATGGAAACTAAACTCTACAGAATGTACGGTATCGATGTAGCAATGTCATTGCTGCGTCCTAATGCCAAATGGGAAATATCCAATACTACATTTACACGTTGGGATGATCCTAGACCATGCCCTAGCTGGGAAGAAGTAAAGTGGGTAATGGACAAGATACGTGAGTTTGAAGATAGTATTCCTACGATTTGGCTTGATGAAGATTTAAATCGCATGAAAGCTGAAGTTGAGGAATTTGATAAAGCAACAGGGGAAGAATAATGGCTCACTACGCACAGATTGATGAAAACAATATCGTGACTCAGGTTATCGTAATTGATAACAAAGACACAGCAGACGCTAACGGTGTAGAGAAAGAATATATCGGTGCTGCGTTCTGTGAGCGTCTATTCGGTGGTACATGGAAGCAGACTAGCTATAACGCGACCATTCGTAAGAACTATGCTGGCATTGGTTATACCTACAATGCAGATATAGATGCGTTTGTAGCTCCTAAGCCTTATGCAAGCTGGACTCTTGATGCTAATGCTCAATGGCAAGCACCAGTAGCAATGCCTACAGATGGAAAGTTTTACTCATGGGATGAGGCAACTCAAGCGTGGGTAGAGGTAAATGGCAACTAATTATGTCGATTTTGACTATTGGGTTCAGGGCTATGGTGAAGGTGACCTAAGTCAGCCTGATCTATACGTAACGGCTGGTTATTGGGATGCTGGCTATTGCGAGAATGAAGATACTGGCGGTGTAGCATCTATCACGGCTACTGCTACAGTAACAGCAAAGGCAGTAGACTTTACTTTCGGAACTGCGTCTATTACAGGTAATGCGACTGTAACTGCTCAATGCGTTCCTGATCTATACGTTGTTAGTGGCTATTGGGTTGGTGGGTATTGCGAGAACGAGGATACCGAACCTACTGCTTCTATTGTCGGTACTGCTACTGTAACGGCTATAGGTACTCAGACATTTACAGGTGCAGCAAGCATTACTGGCAATGCTCAGGTATCAATTAGTGTCGCTAATGTTCAAGTAGGAACAGCAGCAATTACTTCTGTCACAACTGTTACGGCTAACGGCACATCAGTTTTTGTTGGTAATGGAAGTATTACTGGTAATGCGTTAGTTACTGCTCTTGGCACAGGCATATTTGTTAGGACTGCTTCTATTACTGCTAATGCTGATGTGGGTGCTATTGGTGATGTTATTGGTTATCAATGGACTGTAGTAACTCCAGAATCAACTAATTGGGCTAAACAGTAATGGCAAAGCAAAAGATTATCTTCGGTGAGTGGTTGCCAGATCAGCCGGGTGTTACTGGTGCTGTAACTGATGCCTTTAATTGTTATCCTGTTACTAACGGATATGCTGCCTTACGTGAGGCGGTAGATTATTCTACTAATGCAGGTCAGAACTTATTGGTAGCATTTGCTGGTAAGTTGGCTGGTGCTTCTAGTCTATTTGCTGCTGGTGCTACACAGATTTATAAGTTTAACGCTAGTAATACTGGTTTAGACCCATTAACGACTACTGGTTACGCTACGGTAGAGTCATGGGATATTACCCAATTTGGCTCAAAGATGATCTTAGCCAATGGTGCAGACCAATTACAGGCTTATGATTTAGGTTCATCGACGTATTTTGCTGACTTGGCTGCTGCTGCTCCTGCTGCTAAATTTGTGACTGTAGTGCGTGACTTTGTTGTAGCTGCTAACGTAGGTGGTGAGGAAAATAAGGTCTACTGGTCAGATATTAATGACGAGACTGATTGGACTCCGGGTGCTGCTTCTCAGTCTGATTCACAAGTAGTACCTGATGGCGGTGAGATTACAGGTCTAGCAGGTGGTGAATACGGTCTAATCTTCTTAGAACGTGCTATTTATCGTATGTCGTATGCAGGTAGTCCGTTTTTCTTCCAATTTGACGCTATTTCTAGGACGTTAGGCTGTATGTCTAATGGCTCTGTTGCTCAGTTTGGTAACTTAACTTACTTCCTATCTGACGATGGCTTTTATGCTTGTGATGGCAAGTCAGTTAAGAATATCGGCGTAGAGAAGGTTAATCGTTGGTTCTTTGATAATGTCAGTTTGAGTGAAATTCAAACAGGCATGAGTGCAACCATTGATCCTGTTAAGAAGTTAGTTATCTGGAACTTTAAGAATAACTTCGGTCGCAGATTCTTGCTGTATTACTCTATCGATTTAGATAAGTGGTCATACGGTTTAACTGACGTGAACTTCCTAGCGTATGGTCTGACACCTAGTGCCACACTTGAGCAGTTAGATATTTACTATTTTGATACTACAAATCAGAAAACTGGTACGTATACACAAAGTAGCACTACCGTTACTGTTACTGTAACGGATCATGGATTAGAGACAGGTGCTTATGTATCTTTTGACGCTACTTCTGGTGCCGGAGTAGATGGAGTATTTGCAGTAACAAGAACTAGCGCAAATGTATTTACATTTACAGCCGCAACTGGTGCGACTATCACTACGTCAAATTGCACAATCACATTGCCAAGTATCGATAACACGGCAGAGCAGATACCATTAGATTCACGTACTTGGGCTGGTGGTCAGCTTATATTCGTTGGCGTTAGAAATCAGAGGATTGTGGTTTTCTCTGGTGCATTGCAAGCGGCATACATTACTTCTGGAGATATTGACATTGGACGTTCTATTATCACATTGGCAAAACCTATTATCGATAATGGAATCGCGTCAGTCGCAGTTGCCAGTAGAAAACTATTGTCAGATAGCGTCGAATTCGGAACAACAGCTACACCAGACTCAGATAATAGAGTGCCATTGAGAGCTAACGGTAATTACCATCGTATTAAGGTAACTCCGACCAATGCCAATTGGGAAACTATCGTAGGTTGTGAGATTGAAATTACTCAGCAGGGCAATCGATGACTAGATCAGTACAGTTTCGTACTCTACCTGTATTTGGTGCTGATGAACGTCAGGTTTCTGAGGTCGTTCGTGGAATTATGGACGGTAAGACAAATAATTCAGGCTATTTCACTAGCGGAACTACTACTACAACAACAGTTTTATTTGATGAGCGCATTAGTTTTGATTCTGCGATACTGTTTACTCCAATGAATGATAAGGCAGCAGCAGAAATGGATAAATTATGGGTAGGCACAAGAAATCAAGGTAATGCTGTAATTCATCATGCTTCTAACGCTCATGTATGTAACTTTATGTACATTGTGGTGGGTTAATGGAGTATAGATATATTGCTCCGCAGGAACTAAGACAATGGTGGGCTAGTGTAAGAACTGGCTTAGAGAAGATTAAAAGTAGGAGTCCAGAAAACTGGATTATTGAAGATGTATATACAGACTGCTTCAATCAAAAAAGTCTGTTGTTTGTACTGATAGAGAATAACCACTACGCTGGCTTCTTTGTCATACAGCCACAAGGTGAGACTATGCATTTGTGGGCTGCTTATTCGTTAGAAAATAGTTATGATGTTGTCGAAAATGCCTTAAAATACATAAAAGGCATGGCTACTGAAGCTAAGGTTAAATACATAACATTTTCTAGCCATAGGCGGGGTTGGTCAAGAAGGGCGGCTGATTACGGATTCCGCCCAAAAACATGGATTTGTGAGGTTTAATATGGGTGGTGGCGGCGGTAGTCCTCAAAAAAGCACGACAACTGCGAGCATTGATCCTACGATTGCTCCGTATGTTCAATATGGCTTAGAAGAAGGTAAGCGGCTATATGAGTCTCAGGCTCCTACATTCTTCCCCGGTCAGACTTACGTATCTCCTTCGGCTCAGACTCAGGAAGCCTTGCGTATGGCTCAAGAGCGAGCTATGGCAGGTTCTCCGCTTACTCAAGCAGCACAGGCAGAGACATTAGCTACGATTCAAGGACGAGGCGTTAACCCATTCCTAGCGGGTGCTTTAGAGCAGACGAATAGATTGGCTGGTGAAGATTATCTGCGTAACATACGGCAACTTCAATCAGGTGCATCGTCAATGGGGCGTTATGGCTCTGCTGCTCAAGGTCAGCTAACAGGTCAGGCTCAGGATGTTTATGCTCGTGCTCTAGCGGAACGAGGTGGTCAATTAGCGTATCAGAGTGCTGAGGCTGAACGTGCTCGTCAGATGGCGGCTGTTGGTGCGGCTCCTCAGATGGCTGCTCAGGATTATGCTGACATTCAGCGATTACTTAGCGTTGGTGGTGCTAGAGAAGCTCAGAGTGCGGCTGAATTGCAAGATGCAATGAATCGCTTTAACTTCCAGCAAAACTTGCCACAAATGAAATTAAGTCAGTTTGCTAACCTATTCTCTAGCGTTCCGCAGGGTTCAACTACGGTGCAGCAAGCAACACCACAAGGAGGCAAATAATGGGAGAGCCAGTTACTACAGGCATGATGATTGGTGCTGCTCTAGGTGGTGGCACTTCTGCTATTAGAGGTAAGAATCCGCTTCAGGGTGCGTTGATGGGTGGTGCTTTAGGTGCGGCTGGTGGCGGATTTGCTGGTGGATTTAGTGGTGCTGCTAATCCTGCTAATGCTGCGCTTATTGCACAACAACCTGCGGCTAGTTATGCAGCAAGTAGTTTATCTTCTCCTACATTTATGCAACAGCTTGGCGGTGGATTAACAGGCGTTAAGGATGCTTTTGGTGGTGCTAATGCGTATATGAATGCGAATCCTGTTACATCACAAATTGGTATGCAAGTAGCTAGAAGTGCATTTGAGCCAGAACAGCCTATGCCAATGGCTCCGGCTGGGCAAATTAACAGAGGTCAAGTTCAACCAATGGACTACATGAGCTTACTAAGTCCACAGAATCAATCCGTCATCCGTCCACCACAAATTTCACTATTGGGGTAATGTATGGCTACACGTGATGAAATAAATGCTGAGTTTTATGCAGGTTATGGAGATCAACCTAGAGGCATGACGCTTTTAGATTATCTTAATCCATCAAGTTATGTAGACCCATATAAAGCTGCTCGACAAATTAATACTACTCAAGTGATGCCACAAAATAGCGTAACTCAAGTTAATTCTGCTCCTCCTGCAAATAGAGGTTCTTTTAATTTAAGCGGATTAACTGATTACATTCCTAGTGCAAGCACTATAGGTAGTTACATTCCTACAAGCCTT